CGATATATCTCGCATATCAATTGATCCCCCGTGTCGTTAAGCACGAGATCTCCGATAATCGACTCCCTCCCCTCGCCCTTGACCCCGATCTGGCGCAGCATCCCCGGGCGGTCCTTGGTGACGATCAATTCCGACGATCCCTTGAGCCCTCGGCCGAAGGGGTGGATATTGCGCAGTTCGAGCGCCGCCCCGGTCAGGCCAGCCTTCTTGTGCCCGGCCCCGATGGCGAAGCCGCCGCGCCCATCCCGGGACTTGATCACGTGATCGCTCGCCAGGGTGGCCGACCCGGCGTTCAGCGCGGGGATCACCATCCGGTGGCGCCACTTGGGCACATCGGCGTTTTTCTCTGGGTCGAGCCCGTTGATCGCGTAGCCCTCGGTCACACCGTCGAAGACGGTCAGCGTCGGCTTCATGGCGGCCACCAGGGCGGCGTAGGCAGGCCCGGCCGGGCCGTTGGGACGCACGTACGCGAACCGGCTCCGATCGCCCAGCACGCCCGGCTCTGCGCCCAGCTGGAGCATCCGGGGGATGATGGCCCCGGCCTCGTCCTCGAAGTCGACGTAGAGCACCCTGCCGTCAACCCTGGCCAGGGTCTGGACGCAGAGCAGCACGATGAGCCACGTCTTGCCGGATTCCGGCTCGGCGGCGACGTAGTGCTCTTTGCCCGGGTAGAGGAGGTACTTCCCGTCCGATCTGTGGCCGACCTCGGGTACCGCCGGGATGTAGGTCCCGTTGAGAATGTCGGTCAGGTCGCTCGGGGCCCAGGCCTCGGCGTCATCTCCTGCAGGCAGCGCCGCCGTCCCGGCGGCCCCGGGGAAAGGGGGCGGCGCCGAGGGGGTCTCCGCTCGCACTGCGGCCCGCCATGCGTCGCCGGGCGAGCGCCCGCCGGAATCGAGCCCGGACCAGGCTGAGTCGATCGTCTGCTCGGCCGAGGCGTAGTCGCCATCATCGGAGCCCCCGGAGGCGAGCCAAGCCTTGCGCTGCGCCCCGATCAGCCAGTCACGTACCTGCTCCCGGGGCCAGAAGACGTCGCAGAAGTGCCAGATCGTGGTCGCGGCCAGGAATAGGCGCTGGTTGATCGACCCGCCGGGGGCGCTCTCCAGTCCATCCATGCTTGGGGAGCAGAAGGCCAGCGCCTCGGCTTCGGTGAAGTCCCTAGGGGCCACGAGCGAGGCGCTGGAGAAACGCCCGGTCTCGACGGCACCCGCCCGCCCGGTCCGGCTCGCATCCGGGGCGGGCGGGTGGGTGGAGCGCCCCGGCGCCTCGGTCTTGGCCGAGGTGCTGCGCAGCAGCACCCGCGCGATGGCCGGCAGTTCGGGGAGCTGGTCTACGGGCAGGTGGTTCCCGGCCCAGGCCATGGCAAATCCCCCGACCCCCCGGGTGTCGACCCCGCCGGCTATCGCACTGGCCGAGTTCGACACGGGGTCGCCCGGTGCGGCCCGGTAGTAGAGGTGCCACCCCCCAGAGTGGGTAGCGACGGCCGCCTGGGGGTGTGGATATTGCTCCCCCCCGGGGGCGGCCATGAGGCGGGCCCACTCCCCCGGGCCGTCCTGCAGGGTCCCATCCTTGCCCGGGTGAACATCGAGATCCACCAGGATGACCCCGGACTTGCCCGTGTCGATCCCGACGTGGCAGTGCGCGGCCCAGGCCCCCGGGGCCCACCACTGCGCGATCCGCGCAGTGTCCATGGTCGAGGCGTCTCTCCACTTGACCTTCGGGGTTTTTTCGGTCATTCCCGGCCTGTCGGCCTCCCTGACCTCGACGGGGAAGACCCAGTAGCCGATGCTCGCAAGGTGCGTGGCCAGCCCCAGCTGATCTACGCCTGGCAGAACCAAGTCTCCTCGTGTCATGCTTGGCTCACTTTCGTGATGGAAGGTAGCCGGCGCTCCCGCGTCGTCAGCGCCGAGGGCCACAAGGCCTGCGCGACTGGCACCGCGGGGGCGCCGCGCGTTTGTCGTCAATGGCGCCAGTTGCCCGGCGCCGGAGGCATATCGTATCCCCGGGGCGACCCGCCTAGCGATAGAAACGCACCTTGATGCCTAGAGTAGACACTGATCCCATTGCGGTGTAGGGTCTGGCCATTCGTCGGGCGATCGGCCCGGCCAGACCATCACGGGAGTGCGCAGTGATACAGATCGGAGAACAGCGGGTCTTCACCCTTCTGGAGGTCCTGCCGACTGGTGACCTGCTCATCGGTCACAAGGACCCGTGGGATGACGTCGACATCCGGCTCAACGTCTCCCCCGACGCCTGGGCCCAGGCCCCCCGGTTCGAGCCCGGGGTCAAGCCGGCCACGGGCGACGAGCGCCAGCTCAAGGTCCGCGCCCGCCCCAAGTATGCGACGAACTCCATGATCGGCAGGGATGTCGCGGAGGTCACCGTCGCCACGAGCACGGACGGGCAGGTGCTGGTCGTGCTCGGCATGGAGTACGACGGCTGGGTCGAGGTCCGCACACCCGCCGGCTACTGGCTGAGGATCGTCGATTCGTCGGTTCGGGACGTCCTTGACGCCTTCGGCGTGGTGGCCGAGTGAGCCAATACCTCGCCCTGCGGGACGTGCCGCCCGGCGCCTCGATCGAGCTTGGCGGTCGGGCCTACGTGGTCACGCAGATCACCCACGAGCCGCTGACCGTCTGGCTGCACGATGGATTGACCCAGCTGGACCCCCAGGGCGGCCTTGATCCCGACCGTCCGATCAAGATCCTCGCCCATCCGGCCACGGCACTGCCGGACTTCTGGGAGTCGGTCGAGTTCACGGGCGGCCCGGAGATCATGAGCGATGTGATGCTCTCCATCCTGGCCGCCCATCGCCTCGGCCGCACGCCGCTACGGGTGACCGTCGAGGCGGGGGGGCGATAGTGGGGATCGAGGCCGGCGAGGTGGAGAACTACCGTCGCAAGCACCCGAGCACCCGGGTGCTGTTGCGAACCCTCGCGCCCGGGGCGATCGACCGCCTTAGGGAACTTGTGGCCAAGATGGACGATGTGCTATATTCCATGCTATTCGACACAGACGAGCCCATGGAGGGCCAGAAGTGACAGAAGAAACAGAAGCGATAGAAGCGCCCCTTAAGCTTGGGGAGTGCGTCAGGCTGCGTCAGCCGGGCAACGATGCGGACGTGGTCTACTGCATCGAGGCCATATTCCCCAGCGGCATCCTCGGCATTCGGCCGGCGAACACGGACCACCACTACTTGTACATCCGCGCGTCCTCCCTGACTCGCAAGTGGATCAAGGTTGGCGATCTCGTCAATATTCGGTCCGACGCGCACATGGCCTTTCCTCTTCAACTTCGTGGCGTAGCCCTTCGAGTCGGGCGCATCGACGATCCGCCCCTCGACCGGTTCCCGGTTCAGGTGCGCCGGATCGACGAACTCGGCCTCGGGGACTGGGCCTCGTTCAAGAACTTGGCTCCGGCCCCGATGTCACAGACCAACGACGACGCATTGCTGAGCGCGTTTCGCGTGGGGCAGTGGGTCAAGCGCGTTGACCACGCGGGCGCCTTGATGTCCGGTGACCCCCACTCCGGCTGGCGCATCGTGGACATCTCCAGCGACAGGCTGATGGGCGGCGACCCGATCTTGATTGCCGACGCCGAGGGGCGGCATGAGCGAGTTCACCCCCTTCAGATCATCGGCTGGCGCGAGGCGAGGGCGGAGCGTAACCTCCCCGAGCCGGAGCCCGAGCCTCGGCGGGCCGGGTCATCCGAACGGCAGCAAGCCATGGCCGAGGCCGATCGGCTGGCCGAGCAGTTCAAGGTCGGGGATCTCGTGAGGCTGACCGAACCGGAGGTCGATCCAACCGATGTCGTGTGGACCATCTGCTCGATCGATCGGCCAGCGGTAGATCAGGTCCCGGTCCTCATTTTCTCGGAAGCCGCCCACCGCCGGCATTGGGCACACCCCGCCAGCCTGATCAAGCTCGCCCCGGAGCCCGCCCTGGAGCCCAAGCCCGAGCCCGCCCCGGAGCCCAAGCTGGAGCCCAAGCTGGAGCCCGAGCCGGAGCCCAAGCTGGAGCCCAAGCTGTGGAATCGCGAGGAGCCCGAGCCCAAGTTGTGGAATCGCGGGGAGGTCGTCGCCGGCTTGCTGCGCATCGAGGTGGCGCCCGTCCCGGTCCTCAAGATTGATCGGAACGCTCTCATCGGCACCGAGGAGCGTCCGCCTTTCGGCCAGACCATGCAGGACGCCTTCGGCTGGACCGTCGCGCATGACCTGGCCGGCATCATCGGCAGCACCGTCACTCAGATCTCCCCCCTTGACGGCTCCGTGGAGGTCGTCGATGACCTGGCCGTCAAGAACGCCGTCCTCGACGTTGAGATGCGCACGATTGCGGCCATCCTTCACGGGCACCGTGTGGCACTGAACGGGAGCGGCAACCCCGTGCTCTTGCTGGCCGCCGCCGTCCTGGGGGAGTTCCTTGGCCTGGTCGTCGAGACCATGCCCAGCGGGGCCAATGGCAATCATCGGTATCGCTGGTTCGAAACGCTCGACTGGCTTGAGACCATCCTCGAGGATGGCGATCCGCACGCCACCGCAGACCAGGCCGCAAGCCGGGAGGACTAGAAGTGAAGGCCGAGAATGCAAAGATCGGCACACTCGTCAGGATCAAGGGCGACGACATGGGAGACACCTATCGGATCTACCACGCGGGCCAAGTGGTGTGGATTCGTGGGCTTGACCCCGAGTCGCCGAAGTCGCTCCTCGTCAATGCCTCCGCCATCACGGCCAAGTGGGAGCGCGTTGGTCAGCGGGTGCTTGTCGACCGACCCTGGCCCGGGTTGGAGGTCGTCTGTCGGGTCGGCCGCGCCGACAGGTCGGTAGGCGATGATGAACTCCCCATCCGGGTCGAGTGGGTCGACTCAGACGGAGAGACGGTCCGAAAGTTGTGGGTCGCCCGGAGCTGGCTACTCCCGCTCCCCGGCCCGGTCGACCCCGACCCCCTGGCGAGCGCGGTGCTTGCGGGCAGGATCAGGGCGGAGCGCGATGCTGCGACACCCGAGGCGACCCCGGCGCAGAAGGCCACGGACGCCGTCGACCCCCTCGGGGCTGTGATCCGCGCCCTGTTCTCCGCCCTGGTTGAGGTCAACTCTGCCGCGGGGGCCATCGACAGGGTCGCGCTGGACCGCGCGAACCTCACCAATACGAAGGATGAAGGCTGATGGCGCTGACGATCCATGACGCCGATACCGAGCTGAAGCGCGACCACTACGGCCGCCCCCTGATCATCCCGCTCGGGCCGGACGGCAAGCCGGACCTCAAGGCGAAGCTGGTCCCAACCACCCGGGTGACCACGGCGGCCGGGGGGATCGATGATAAGGAAAACCTGATCGGCTGGAAGGCCAGATTTACCCTCAAGGGGGCATCTCAGCGGCCGGATATCATCGCCGCTGCGGCAACCCTCGACCCGGACGTCGACAAGGGCGAGTTCAGGGCACTGGTGGAGGATGCGGCCAACGCGGCAGGTGCCGATGCGGCCGCCCGCAAGGGCACCGCGCTGCACGCAGCCACTGCGACCTACGACACCGAGGGCGTGATCCGTCGAGATCTGCCCGACATCCTCAGGATTCCCCTGATGGAGTACGCGCGGCGCACCGAGGGGTTCTATCACGGACTGATCGAACGCCTCATCGTCGTCGACGGCGCAGATGGCCCAGTGGTGGCCGGCACGCCGGACCGGGTCACCTGGGCGCCGGCCCTGTGCGAGGCCATGGGGATCGACCCGCAGTGGCTCGTTTTTGACCTGAAGACGGGCAAGTCGATGGACTTCGGCCACGAGAAGATGGCCGCGCAGCTGGCCTTCTACGCGATCGGCAAGCGCTACAACCCCGCCACAGGGGAGCGGACGCCGCTGATCAGCAACCCGCAGACAGGGGCCGAGGTCCCCGTCTCGGCTAGGTGGGGCGTCATCATCCACCTGCCGTTCACCACGGGAGAGGTCACCTTTCACAAGGTCGATCTCGCCAGTGGCATGGAGGTGGCGATCGCCGCCGTTCAGGCTCGTGCCCTGCGCAAGCGGCGCCTCCTGACCCCGATCTCCTACTGACCCCCCGCCCCCTGATGCCGATCGGCGCCAGGGGTGCTAGGGTAGCAATGCACCAATGAAGCACCGTTAGTCGCCAAGTTCCATAAGGGGCTTGGACGGACCGTCACCAAGCAACAGGAGAAGCCAGAATGGCACTCAACATCGCTTCAGCGGGGGACTATGAAGGCGGGAACGGCATCGCACTGCGACAGCTCGTTGGTCGCACCCTCGTGATCACTCCCATCTCTGCCGCGAAGGCGTGGTCGGAGAAGTGGAACAAGGACCGTCTCACAGTCGTGGCCGACGTCACGTTCCTGAATGGCGACCCGATCCACGAGTCCGTCCGTCGCAACGAATACGGCCAGGACGTCGCCACGCGACTCGACGCAGCGATCAATCCGGGCGACGTCATGCGGGGGATGCCGATCTCTCAGGGCTTCATCGCTGTCATCCTTGACGGCGCCCTGCGTGCGGGGACCACGGTCGTCGGCACGCTGGTCCAGCGCTCGAGCAGCAAGCCCAATCCCGGTTGGGGACTGGCCGACGCCACCCCGAGCGAGATCGCCGCGGCGCAGGCTTGGGACGCGGCGCGATCGGCCGCGCAGTTCAGCTCGGCCTCCCAGAGCGCCCCCGCCGCCCCGCAGTACGCCCCCGCCGCCCAGAGCGCCCCCGCCGCCCCGCAGTACGCCGCCCCGCAGTACGCCCCCGCAGCCCCGAGTCCCGCAGCCCCGCAGTACGCCGCCCCGCAGTACGCCCCCGCAGCCCCGAGTCCCGCAGCCCCGAGTCCTGCAGCCCCGAGTCCCGCAGCCCCGAGTCCTTTCCAGCAAGGGCAGCCGCCGTTCGCGCCTCAGTACGCACCGCAGTCCTCCCCGGCGGCTTCGGCTCCGGGCAGTCAAGCTCAGGCCCCCGCGGGGGCGTATGCGCAGCCGCAGGTGGGCGCCAACGCGTCAAATGCCTCAGCTGCGCCGACGAACCCGTGGGCCGTCTGACCCATTGCCTAAGGCCCTATGCCGGCCTCGCTCGGGGGTCTGCTCAATCGAGCAGGCCCCCGAGTCGAACGCCTTCTGCTACTGGCATCGCGTCTCCTACGCCCCGATGGTCCAACAGGTGTCCGCGGCCACCAGGCGGGTGGTCGCCCCCCGAGATCCCGGGCCGGACGCAGGACTGTGCGTCGACTGCGGCCCGGTCCCCCAGTGGTACCTGAAGACCCGCACGAGGTGCAGGGCGTGCGTGAGTGCCAGATCCCACGCGGCCAGGGTGGAGAACACCTATCAACTTCCCCCAGGCGGCTACGCCATCCTCCTCGCCGCCCAAGGTGGCCGCTGCGCCATCTGCCGAGAGCGGCCACGGGCGAGCCGGCTCTGCGTCGACCACAACCATGCGACTGGCGCCGTGCGCGGCCTCCTGTGCGATCGCTGCAATCACCTACTCCTCGGCGGCGGCAAGGACTCCCTGGCCATCCTCGAACGCGCCGTCGCCTACATGAGAGGCGGGGGCTTAGTTGACACCAATGTCCCAGAGCGTCAGAATGAGCCCTAACAACCTACACGGCCCGACTGGCCGAGAAGCGAGGACACCATGACCATGACCGCGCCCGGCACCACGGTCGAGGGCTGGCAGAAGATCGACACGGCCGAGGCCGCAGCCCTGGCCGGGGTCGCCATGAAGACGATCCGGCGATGGGCCGAGGAGGGCCTGATCGAGAGCGTGCGCTCCCCGAAGGGCCGTCTGATCGGCATCGACCGAAAGGCGTTCGAGGCCTACCTCCTGAAGTCTCGGCGCGGTGCGCACCCGCACGCCGAGGTCGTCTGATCGCCACAAGCCGGCCCCGCACTGCGAACGCCATATGCACGACGGCCCCCGACGTCATGCGGAGCTAGCGGCGCAGTGCGGGGCCTCCCCACCTTCATCACGAGAATCGAGGCACCGCCATGGGAACCACCGATAGATCCGGTCCACAGTTCCATGCGCACGAAAACCCCCAAGGGGCCGACGGGGGGTACGTCCCCGGCGGCGTTCTGACGAGGATCGGGATGCCATGGCGCCGGCGCATCAAGCGGACCGACCTTGAGGCGCAGATCGACCGCCTCCGGGGGACCCTTGGGGCGCGGAATGAGACGATCAAGATCATGAAGTCTATGCGGCAGGACTCTGAGAAGTCCATGTCTGACGTCGTGGACGATCTGCGTCACGCCAGGGGCCAGCGAGACCAGGCCGACGACGAGGTGCTGCGCCTGCGGCGCGAGATCGATGTCCTTCGGACCAGGATCGAGGCCGGGGCTGCGCGGCGCAGGCGCTTGGTCGCACTGGCCATCACCTTGAACCTGACCGGGGACCGCAAGCGCGGATCTCGCCCGATCCCCGGCGGGATCAGCGTCAGCCGCAAGGCCCTCGATGAGCTGATGGCCGCCACGGTCCCCACGGGCCAGCCCGTAGGTCCGTTCGCCGAGTCGGCCTCAGCCAGCCCGGCAACCCCCTACGATCACGAGAAGGATGGCCTCTAATGCTCATCGCCATACTCGTCTGCATTGCCTGTTTCGTCGCTGGCGTTTTCGCCGGGTCCGTGCTCACGATGTCCGGGATCAACGCCCAGATTCTCAGTGGTCACCCCGGCCTAGCCGCGAAGCTGGCGGGCGCTGGCTGGGTCCACGAGTTCGATGCCGCGCGGCGCGTGCAGCGCGCGCAGAGCAAGGCAGGGGGCCCCTCGATCCCCGCCCAATTGCGCCCCCTGAGGGGTGGCCAAGATGAACACTGAGCCGCGACCAGACCCGTCCTCAGGATGGGTCGAGGCCCCCGCCGCCGGGGGCAAGTTCATCGATAAGACCGTGCCATGCTCGGGTGTCATCGTCTCGGGCACCACTGGATTCACGACCCCGAGCGGCAGCCCGGTCCCGTCGGTCTCCTTTGACTTTGCGCTTGCCGATGGGGGCGGCCTCCTGGCGTCGATCTCGCTGGCCATGCCGGCGGACCAGCTACGGAAGTTCGCGCTCCATGTGTCCAATGCGGTCGAGAGTTCGATCCGCGTCGCCGAACAGGGGGAGCCGAAGTGAGCTACGACCCCACGGTTCCCCGCGCCGTCGGCGCGGATCAGAGCCAGATCGGCGCACTCTATGAGCGGATCGGCCACGAACACCTGGTGCGCGCGCTCGAACGCCGTGGCCCCCTGGCCGTGCTGGAGTTGATCTCCGACTGGGCCGACGAAGTGGCCGAGGCCCAGCGCGCAGACGCGGCCCAGGCCGCCGAGGCCGAGCGCAAGGCGTGGTGGGCCTCCCTGGCCATCGAGGAGGCCGAAGTCGAGCAGGCTGATGCTGAGGCTGCGACCATGGCCGTGGGTATGGTCATGACCGCGCCCTGGGGAGGTAGGGCACTGCCCGCGCTCCCCTCTCGCGGCCGACGGGCGCGCCCCCTGCCAGCGCTACTCGACTTCGGCCGCCAACCCGCCCCACGCCCGCCGAGTTTCTTCGAAGTGTCGGCGCACTCTATGAGCGGATCGGCCATGAACGCCTGGTGCGCGCGCTCGAACACCGTGCCCCCTGGCCGTGCTGGAGTTGATCTCCGACTGGGCCGGCAAAGTGGCCGAGGCCCAGCGCAGGGTCGCCTGGCCTGCATGGCCGAGGCCTCGACATGGTCGAGATGGCCGATCTTACGCATGGCGTCCATCTAGTCCCATGACGGCTATATGTGGTGTATAGTCTCTCAGGTCAGTAACAACTAGATCCCGGGAGGATCACACACCATGCACCTCACCCGAGCAGCTGCGATCGCCATCGCTGCCCTCAGCCTCGCCACGCTCGCTGCCTGCGGCGACACGACAGGCTCGGGCACCCGGGGCGACCCGTTCAAGTACAAGACCAAGGGCAGCTCCTGCACCTCGGTCGGCGGTTTCGCCCTCACCAAGCCGAAGGATGACGGGCCGTCGACCCTCCTCCTCTGCGGCACCGACACCGGGGCCGGGCAGAAGCTCCCCCACTGGAACAAGTACAACGGCTGATCTGGGCAGTATCATCGCCAGATCAAGATCATCGACAGGAGGTGGCACCATGTTCGGCCCCGAGGATGAAGGCGGAGACCAGTCCGACAGTGGCGTGTACCCCGCACGCTGAGTCAGTCGAGCGCTAGGCTCTCCTGATGTCTGGCCCGCGCCCAGAGGCGCCCCGCGGTTTCGACCGCGGGGCGCCTTCTGTCTGTTGAGCCTAGGACGCCTTGACCACCAGGGCGATGAGCGCGCCGAAGACACTCATGCAGATCAGGGCCACGACGCCATAGACGACCGTCTCCACGAGCTTCACGCGCCGACTCAGTTCCTCCCGGCCAGCCAGAGCCTCAGCCTTGGCGAGTTCAAGTTCCGAACGCACGGCGTTGTCCCCGGCGATCATCGACTCCCGCAGGCCCGTGAAGTGCGGCTCGAACTGTTCTCGAATGGCCGCGGTGATCAAGCCAGGCATGTTCTGCACGGCGGCGATCACCTCTTTCATCTGGACGGCTAGCTCGTCCTGGCGACGCGAGACCTCGCCGAGGGTGACACCGTTTTCTGTCGCCTCCATACTACTTCCCTCCAGTGCAGGCGGGGGGGCGCCACCCCAGGTACCCCAGGGCGCGCGAGGTTGCCAGCTGCCAGGCCAGGACGAAGGTCGACGTCTCTCGGCCCCAGATCCCGTCCCGATGCCCCCGGGGGACGCCTGCGGCCTTCTGTACGACCACGACCTTCGGCCCCCGAGATCCCGACGACACCGGGCAAGGGCTCGGCCTGGCCGTCGTAGTACTCGGCTTGGCCGTCGGGCTCGGCTTGGCCGTCGGGCTCGGAGTGATGACCCCAACGGTGGGCTTGGTCGTCGGCATCCTCGTTGGGGTCACCTTGGCCGTCGGCTGGAGCGTGATGCTCGGGCTCGGCTTCGGTGTGCCCCCGGGAGTGGGGGCGGCCAGGCCGAGCACGGGGAAGCCAAGCGCCACGAGAGCAACCGCCCACGCCTTGGCCGACCTGGTCGATCGGGCGTACGGCGGGCGGCGGACCGCCTTGACGTAGCCGATCCTGCGCAGTCGCAGGGCGACCATCCCGCCGTTGTTCTCGCTCGACGCGCCGGTATTGCCGTCCAGCGAGAGCACGAGGCCTTTTTTGACCGGCCCCTGGCAGATGCCGACATGGTTGATCCCGACGTCCTTGCCGTTGACCGGGAATCCGAAGAACAGCGCATCTCCGTCGGCCCATTTGCTCGGCCCGCTCGGGACCGGCCAGTGCGCGTCGAGCATCCGGGCGGCCATAGCTTTGGTTGATGCCAGCGACTTGCCGCCCCCCAGCCACTCATGCCTGCGCAGGTCGATCCCGCGCACGCAGTGCGCGAAGGCGTGCACGACGAAGATCGCGCACCATGGCAGGTAGTTCAGCTTGAACCACTTGCCGTACGGGGTGTTGTTCGAGTTCTTCGGCGACTCCTTGGTGCCGAGCTGACTGTGCAGCTGCTTGCGCAGCTCGGCCCTGGTGAAGGGCAGCGTGCGTGGCTTCGGGTGCGTGTTGGCCATGCTCAAGCCCCGCTCGAACCGTCGGCCCGCACGACCGGGTCAATGATGGTCCCGCCAGCTTCGGACTCGACCACGATGGCCACGCCAGCCGCCTTCAGGGCGTCGACGAACGCGCTCGGGTCATCGTTCTCCCATGCCACCTTGACCGCGCTCATCGGGTCGGCGAACTTTCCGTAGCTCTTGACCAGCGGCGTGTAGTGGGCCGCCAGGGCGGTGGCCGCCGTGGCGATCAGTGGGGCGAACTGAGTCAGGTAGGGAACATGCGCGGCCCCCTCGCCGATCAGCTCGGGCAGCTGGTTGATCAGCGTCGGGGCAGCCACGGCCAGGCCCGACGCGATCAGCGTCAGCAGGATGTGTACCCGACGCTTTCTCAGTGCGATGAATGCGGTCTTGACCTTCTTGATCATGGCGGCCCTCCCGGGGCTTCGGTTGCTTGATTCACTTCTTCGATCCCGGCTTCTTCGTGCTCGGTTTCTTGGGACCAGTCTTGCAGACCATGCGAATCACCTCCGTCCCGGGCGGGGCCACCACGCCCGCTAGGCGAGCTGGCGGATCTTGCCGTAGGAGCCGGCCTTGATCGTGTTGGTCGAGGTGCCGTCGGCTGCGGCCTGAAGCTGAAGCGACCCCGAGGTGGCCCCGGTGATCCGGCCCTTGACCCAGATCGAGTAGGCGCTGCCTGCAGTGGTGACGTTTCCTCCGGCGCAGGATGAGTTCAGCACCTGTTTGATTTGCTGATTCCTGGCCGAGATCGAGGTCTGAATGTCGAACCTGGCCAGGAACGCCGTGTTGGTGGGGCCGGTCAAGTTCAGCGTGATCGGAGCCGCGGCCGAGGTCGAGCCCGTGTAGACCAGCTCGAACTCAAACTCCCAGGTGCCGGCCGTGGAGACAGCCAAGACCAGGTTGGTGGCGTTGGTCAGCGTGGTCCCCGTGAAGGTCTGATCCGCGCTCGAGAGGCAGATCGCCCACGGGAAGATCGCCCCCTGCACCGCGGCGACGAGGCGATCCTTGGCGATCGTTCCCGAGGCGATGTCGCCAGAGACGATCGTCCCATCGGTGATCATCGACGAGGTGACCGAGCTGGCCCCCAGGGCCGAGAGCGTGGCCAGGGACCCGAGGCCGAGGTTTGTCCTGGCCGTGGCCGCGCTGGCCAGGTCGGCCAGGTTGCTCGCCTTCTGGGCCGCCCCGTCGGCCAGGCCGAGCGAGGTCTGCACCGCGGCGACGAGGTCGGCCTTGGCGACCGATCCGTCGGCGATCTCCGTGGTCCCGACGGCACCGGCCGAGAGGGCGGCCCCGGCGCCCGGGGGTCGCGAGAGCGGACTCACAGGGAAACCTCGGTGGCCATCGAGGTGCCAGTGACGGCCCCGACCCAGATTCCGGTGATGATCCCGTTCCACACCACGCGGACGCCGCGGACCGAGTAGGAGGGCACTTCGTAGAAGCCACCCCCGCTCGGCACTCGGGCCGTGTAGCTGGTCGAGCTGGCCGCCGTGCCGAACTTGATCAGGCAGTCCGATGCGCCATCGTTGACGAAGCTCCAGCCGATCCGGCTCGGGTTGTCGGCGGCCAGCGTAACCGCGGTCACACTCGGCGCCACTTGAGTTACTGCCGAAGTGAGGTTGGTCATGGTCTATCCCCTCCCAATCAGGAGATCACGACGTCGCGGTACTCGACCGCGACGTCTGAAGATGCGGTGTTGAGCTGCATGTACCCGCCACGATAGGCCGAGTTCGCCACCGAGATGGCGGACGACCCGTCATCGGTGCGCTGCGCCGTCAGGTTGGTCGGGGTGACCGCGACCGAGAAGGTCATCCACGCCCCCGCAACGGGGGTTGCGGTGGTGATGGTCGAGCCGAGCTGCGTGCTGGTGCCGCTGAGGGGGTCGTGCTTATAGAGCCCGAGCTGACCGTTGCCTCTGATGATCAGGTGGTAGCCGCCTACCGTGTTCGTCGTGGCCTGAAAGTAGTAGATCGAGTCGTCGGGCCGGGCGAACACAAAGTCGGCATGGTTGGTCAGGGTCGCCGGCAGGGTGGGGTACCGCAGTGCGAATGTGATCGTGTATGTCCCGGCCGCGTTCGCCACCGGGCACAGGGACCCAAGCAGGAGGGACTTGTTCGAGGCGCGCAGCGTCACCGAGCGGTTGGCCGTCGAGATGACCGGCCAGTTGAGGTTCGAATTGAAGTCGTCGTGCGGGATCTCGCCGTGCGCCCGGATGCCCGTGCCCCATGCGGTTGCGGTGGCCATGGCCGTGGTCCGGGTGCAGTAGGTCATCCCCGAGCACATCATCCCGGCGACCCCCAGGGCCGACAGGGCGGCCACCTGCGAGCGGCGGTGCACCTCCCAGCACATCACGAGGGCCCCCTGCGCGGCGGCCAGGCTCACGGCGTGACTGATGTAGCTGGGCGTCGCCCCTGAGGGGATGCCGATCATGTCGGCCTGCGAGGCCGTCAGGGTGATCGCCGCGTCAGAATCGGTGTCGGAGAGGTAGACCCAGGTCGGGTAGCCGGCGGCCTGGGCGGCGAAGGCGTGCCCCGGCTGGCCGCCGGTCGTGGTGACGCTGGCGCATTTCCACACGATCTTGGCCCGAGGGAACTTGGCCAGCACGGCCATGATCGCGGCCACAGACGCGGCCGAGGCGTCCTTCGGTTCGAGAAAAATCAGCGTGTTGTCGCTGACCTCCTGCAAGACGTCGCGGAGCAGGCCGAACGGCTGGTTGGGGCAGGCCGGGCCGATCATGGTGGCGCCGATGTCGATCGCCCCGTTGAACAGCAGGTTGCGCCAGGCCGCGACGTTGCCGTTGCCGCTGAGGGTGCTTGTGCGGTCCAGCGTCAGGTCGTGCATACAGAACACCTGCCCGTCGGCCGTGGTCTGCACCGACACCTCGACGGCCCTGGCCCCGGACGCAACCGCGTCCTTATAGGCCAGCAGCGTGTGCTCTGGGCGCTCGTCACCGCACCCGCGGTGGGCGACGTAGAACGGCGCGCTGGCGGTGTGCTGCGTCAGCGTGGGGGCCGGGGAGAGCTGGCTCGCAACGACGGCCACCGCCGCGGTGGCCGCATTGGCCGCGGTCAGTGCGGCGTTCGCGGTCCCCGCGGACGATCCCCCGGTGATCGCGGCCTCGATGGCCTCGACGCCGAACAACTGCTTGATCGTGGTGCCCCCGTCGGCGGAGACGTTGACCGTCGCGGAGTCGCACAGGAATCCGAAGTAGCCGTAGTCCGTGGTCAGCACCGATGAAATCGTGGTCCCGCCGAGGGTCTTCAGGCCGGTCACGGCGCCGAGGGTCACCGCGTCCGTGAGAGTCAGTGCGATGCCGGCCGCCGGCCGCTTGACCTGACCCGGGTTGGACGAGTCGGGGATCTCGACGAAGTGCTCTGGCATCGTGCCGTAGGTGAAGCTGGTCATGCTCTCTCTCCTAGCCCTCTGCGGGGTAGCTCATGTCGATGGAGACCCAGCTCGAGGCTGCCCCGGCGACGGTGATCTGAAGCACGCCGGAGGTGTCGATGTAGCCCCGTGCAGCCTTGGCCGCCCCGGCGGCCGAGGCCCCGATCGAGGTGTTCGTGCCATCGCCGGGGCGAAACCCGATCGGCAGGGTCGTGATCGAGTACGTGGTGCCGTCGGCGAAGTCGGCACCGGAGCTGCGCTTCACGGTCCCGCGAATGTAGACGATCTCGTTCACCTTGCAGTAGGAGGGGGTCTGGAGGAACGCGCTGATCCCGCTGGCCAGCGATGCCGTGAGCCAGGCGGGGCGCGAGGTATTGACCCAGGTCGGGGTCCCCGAGACCGAGGTGTTGACCCAGACGTCGTTCCCCTGCCCCGTGGCAGGGACGTAGGCCACGGTCCCGATCGGCTGGCCGGAGGCCAGCGGCAGGGCCGGAGCGCTGGCATAGAGCAGTGGCCGACCACCGATGCCCCGCAGGTCGATCACGTTCTGGACCGACGTGCTGGCGCTGGATAGCTGGATCAGGGCGATTGGCTGGTCGTCGATCGAGCCCGGGGAACTGTTCAGCCCGGAGGCCAGGGCCTGCGTCGCGGTCCCGGGGACGATGACCACGGTCGTCGTCCCGCCCGTGCCGGACCAGTTGCGCCGGATCACGACCGTATCCCAGCGGGTGCCGGAGGCGACCGTGGTGGCGTTCAGGACGATGGCCGCCGAGTTCACGTCAGCCACTCCGAAGCCGTGGGCCGTCCCGGTCGCCACGGTGATCGCCCGGGAGCCGGCGCCGCCGATCGTCACCGCGAAGTCGCTGATGCCGGCGACGCAGCGCTGAGAGCCGAGCAGGGGGGCGAGGGTCGACCAGCCCGCCTCGCTCATCGTCCCGTCGTATCCGTAGGATGTGATTGCCATCTACTTGCCGCTCCTGCCCGCCCGAAGGCCCTTGGCTATCCGTGAGATCGCCGCGGCGAGCACGGCATTCGGCCCTTGCGAGACTGAGGTGTCCCCGACCTGCGGGCTGATCGACAGGCCGGACTCAACGCTCCACGAGACGCTGGCCTGCGTCAGCGCATCCGTCACGCTCAGGTTGGGGCTGATCTCAACCGCAATCGTATCGCCCACGAACATGTTTCGGCCGAAGCGGAAAGCGGGACCCTCCTGAATGTCGACCGTGAATCCGGCTGTCGCCGGACTGGCGGCCACGAGGGTCGCCGCGTCGGCGTTCAGCGTGGCCAGGACGTTGGTCGCGGTGTCCTCACCGAAGGCCTCGACCACTTGCCCCCACTCGGTCTCCAATGCAGTGTTGGCCGAGCTGCCGAAGACCCGGGCCGTCCCGGCACCCGAGCCGCCCACCACGGCCCGGGTGCAGTCGGGGCCGCCCCTGAGTAGGGTCCAGTCGTTCACGACGCCTGAGGCCTCGGTCAGGGGCCGGGCGGAGCGGTCGGTGACGCTGTAGACGTCGAACACCCTCGACGATCCGGTCTGGGTGAAGCGCAGACCGAAGCCGGCCTGGCGGGCCAGGTCCGGCAGGAGGTCGGAGAGCAGGGTGAACCTGGCGCTTGCGGTGACCGTCGGGCCTCGGCCAAGGTCGGCGGCCACGCTGAGACCGGGGAGCCCGAGCCTCGTCACGGCGTTCGCCTGCACGTAGTGCTTGATCACGGTCTCCGCCGGGCCGGTCTGCACATCGGCCGCGACGATCTGCGCGCTCAGGGCCGCCGACGGCTTCGGCCAAGCAAGGGCGGCCCCCAGAATGCCGTAGTCGTCCTCGATGCCGAAGGTCACATTTCCGGTGCGGAACGGGCCTTGCGCCTGAAGCGTCTGAAGGGGGCCGTTGATCAGGCGCACCCAGTTGGCCGGGTCGGCGTAGCTCGCCCCGGCCAGGCCGACGAAGTAGTCGACCGTGGCTCGGGCGCCCGCCGTGAACAGTTGCTCGGCGCGGGGGTGAGTCAGGTCGACGGTCAGCGTGCCGGTCGACTTGGCCAGGTGCCGCAGGGTGGCCGAGCATGACTGGAAACTACTGATCGGGAACCATGGGGCCAGGTCGGGACCGAAGATGTTGACCCGGAACGGGGCCAGGCGCACGGGAGGCACGGTTCACCAGGCCCTGTAGTAGCGGGGGGTCAGCGTGATCTCCACGCTGGCCGCCGAGCTGAGCGGCGTCATGGAGATGGCCAGGGGGACACTGGCCCCCGGTGGGATCGGCTGAGGCAGCCAAGTGCAGGACGACGTGACGTCGACCCCGGCCTGGTTGGTCGCGGTCATCACGGCCGGATCGGTGTCGATCGTCACGGACTGCCCAGCACTGAGCGCCGGGGCGTAGGTCACGGCCCCGCCGGCCACCCCGAGCACGATCGAGTCGGCCGGGCCGTTGACGGTCCAGCGCGGCCAGGCGGGCACATCACCGGGGTTGCTCACATTGGCGCTTGAGATCGTCTGGCTCGGGGAGATCGTCAGCACCGAGCCGGACGATGAGAAGAAGTTCGAGCCCGACCCGGCCCCGAGTACGACGCCCTGTTGCCGGCCGAGCCAGAACGGCTGATCATCCGCCACGAGAGAGACGCCGTACGCGGCCCATCCGACCTTGATCGGGTCGAGGTCGTACGTCGCGTCGCCATCGTCGTCGAACCGGCAGGTCAGCTCTCGGTAGGTGCCGTCCGGCAGGGTGATCCGCCAGGTACCCGGATCGTCCGGGCGCATGGTGGACCAGAAGTCGCGATCGGTGTCGATCCAACCCTGGCTACCCACCTCGGAGTGCACGAGCAGTGGCCAGAAGACGGGGCGCTCTCCGACCCGGCTGCCCTGCCAGCGCGACCCCGGCAGGGCGGGAGAGCTGCCCGTGTAGCGGGTGATGGGGGGCATGTTGAGCCCGCGCACCCCGCCCGGGACCAGCACGACCCCGCTGTCTGGCGAGGCCAGATCCCAGACGCTGCCGTCTGGGCCGAACCAGGTCACGCCCATCTCGCCCCAGGCGGCAGAGGCATCGTCGGCCAGCCCTGGGGAGATGGACCCCTGGCTGACGAGGGCAAGGATCGGCATGTCAGGCCACTCTCCCCAGGTCGTAGATCGCGTTGAGGTCCTTCTGCTTGCGTGCCAATTCCTTGGCCGCAGCGGCAGGGTCAACCGTATACATGTTCTCGATGGCGATAGCCGGACCGCCGGTCGCCGCCGCGTGGGGCCCGCCCGAGTTCGACGTGAACTCGGTAACGCCGGCCAGGGCTGACTTCACATGCTTGCGCGAGCGGTGCAGCCCTTCGGCCACCCCCATGCCCATGGGAATGCCCACCTCATCGCGGGTCACCGTGCTGGGTGAGTGGATACCCAGCTCCGACTTGAGCTCGCGCACAATGCGCCGCGCGAGAGCCCTGGCCGCCTTGACCAGGGCCGACTCCTGCGACGCCAGGCCGGCCACGAGGCCGCGGGCCGACTCAATCCCGGCATTGTAGAGAGCCGCGCTTGCCGAGCTCCCGAGCGCGTTCGCCTGGGTCTGGAGTTGCTTGGTCAGGAGGTTGACCGAACGCACGGCCGCGACGCCGCCGTCGAGCAACGCCTTGGCCGCGGCTCCGCCCTGTTCGGCCCCGGCGTTGACCAGCTGGGCGTAGGTGGTCTGGTTGATCCCCAGCTTCTTCAGTCGGGCCAGGGCCGAGGTGTACGCCTTGGTCTGGGCAACCCGGTCCTTCAGCGAGGCGATGATGTCTGAGGCCGTGCTCTGGTTGAACGAAGTGACGTCGCCGAAGCTCATGACGTTCGCCACGATGTTCGCCTTGAAGTCGGCCTTGGCCTTCAGGGCGTCGGCCAGCTTGCCCTGGGCCTCTTTGAGCTTGTCTGCCACCTTGGCGCGCTCGGAGGCCAGAGCCTTGAACCGCTTGGTCTCCTTGCTCAGGATGTCGAGAGCGTCCTGTTCGCTGGACTTGCTGATCTTCTTGGCCGCAAAGGCGTCCTTGATCTTGTTGGCCAGGGTCTGCGCGGCCCTGGTCACCTGGTCGGCCGTGCCGAGCATCCCCTTGACCAGGCCCTGCGTGACGTAGCGACCGAGGATGATCATCACCCGGGAAGGGGAGTGAATGGCCATCTTGAGGCTGAATGCGCTGACGATATTGTCGGCAAGCCTCTTGGCGGCGTTGACCACCGAAGACGCGTTGGAGGTGATGCCGTCCTTGATCCCGTCGACGATGTTCTTTCCGATGCCCTCCACCGAGTGATAGAACCACTTGCCGAGGTCGGCAATCCTTGAGCCGATGCCCTTGACGGCCTTCACGACCAGGGTGCCCAGCAGTTCAGTTTGAGCGCCGATAGCCTTGACTGCGCCCGCCGTGGCCGACTTGATCGCTTCCCAGGCCCCAGACCAGTCTCCGCGCATCACCCGCAGCACCGCGGTGATGATCCCGGTGATGCCCTGCATCACGCCGCTGATGATCTTCAGGATGTAGGGGAACGCGGTCGAGACCACAGAGGTGATGGTCGGGCCAAAGACTTTCCACAGGGCCGTGACCACCACGACGAAGCGCTGGATGTTCGATCCGATGGTCAGCATGACCTCGTTGACGATGGTCCGAACCGAGGTGAAGACCTGCGTGAACAGCGCGTTGATCGCCGGGAGATTCTTCTGGAAAATCGGCAGAAGGTCGCGCCCGATCGGCAGAATCGCATTCCACAGGGCGACCGACGCCGTGGCGATCGCGCCGAAGCCGGTCCCCAGTGGGGTCAGGGCCGCAGTGATCGCCGGAAAGTACGGCTGAATCGCCACGAACCCAGCAACCAGGGCGGACACTGCCACGGCGGCCAGGCCCATCGGGCCGGACGCCGCGACGAACGCGGCGCCGATGGCGATCAGCAGAGCCGGATTCTGGGCGAGGAACGTCGACAGCTTGCCGAGGTAGGTGATCGCAATCGCCAGGGCGGAGGTCAGCGGCCCCTTGAGGTCGTTGACCACCTGCGTGATCGTCGGCGCCCACTTGATGAACGCCTCGGCTATCACAGTGATCGCAGCCCCGAGCAGGACCCCGGCCCCCCTGGCCAGGTCACCGATGACCGGGGCCAGCGCCTCAAGGGCCGTGACCACCGGCCCGATGGCGGGCCGGACCGCGCCGAGCCCGTCATTGAGGCCTGCGAAGACCTGCGTGAGCGCCTTCTGGAATCCCCCGGAGTTGACGATCTTGGACAGACCGGCCAGTCCGTCGGCCAGGGATGAGAGTGTGGCCCCGCCGCCGGCCTGGGCCGCCTTGCCGATGCCGCCGATCACCTGGGCCGCCGCATAGGCGGCCTGACCCAGGTCCTTCAGCCCGTTGAGTGCGGTCTGAATGAAGTCGGTCAGCGCGCCGGACTTGGCCGAACTGGTGACGAATCCGTCGAATGCCTGGGCCGCCTTGGTGGCGTACTTGGCCAGGCCGGGCAGGAACCGACCGCCGACGGCGGAGAGCGTGATGAACGACGACAGCAGGGCCGAGGCCGCACCACGGGTGTGGCTGACCGCGCCCGCGGTGTTGGTGAAGATCTCTTTGATCTGTCGCGTCTTCTGGGCCGAGGTGAGCGTCCTGATCAGGGACTTGGCTGTCAGGTTCAGCGACCCGGCGAGCTGGACGAAGCCCTTCTTCGTCACGGGCAGGATTGAGGTCGAGATGCCCTTGAGTTCCTTGGCCATCCCCGAGAACAAGGCCTGTTGCGTCGCCTTTTTGATCTTGGTCAGTTCTGGGCTGAGCTTCTTCAGTTCCCGGGCGGCGGCCTTGGCGCTCGGGGCCATCCCCTTGAGGTCCTGGTTGAACTTCTTCGAGTCCCCGATGTCCTTGAGGGCCTGGCCGAACCCCTGAAATCCGATCACCAGGGCGCCGACGGGTAGCGCGACCGCGGTAATCAGCGCTGGCATGAGGGCGAAGCCGCCGGCGAGATCCTTGAGCGAGTAGAGCAGGCTGAACACCTGCGGGGCCAGGGTGGCGAAAGTGACCCCGAGCCCGAGGAGGATCGGGGCCATGTTGCTGATCGCCCGGCTGACCCGAGTCGCCTCGCCACTGAAGGGATTGAGGCCATCGCGGCCCGCCTTGAGCGAGCCGACGAAGATGGACTTGAGCGACGCGAGGACGCCCTTGCTGGCCCTCTTCGTCTCGGCCGCGGCCTTCTTCGTGTCGACCTTGACCGGCACCTTGACCGGATCAACCTTGGCGAGGAGGTTCATCTCTTTGATCAGGGCTGCGATGTCGGCGCGGAACTTGGCCGCATCGGCCGGCTCGACCGGCACCCCGATCTTGAGCATGTGGTCGACCTGAGCGACGATGAACTGCGCTCGGGCGCGAAGATTCTCCCCTTCCGGAGTCAAGGGGATGCGGGCCTCGGCAGCGCGGGCGGCGGAGGCGATCTCGGCCTTGACTCTTGCGGTGAACAGCTTGCTCAGGTCCGGCTCAATGGGGACCTTGACCTGCCCCTGAAGTGCGCGGACCTGGGCAAGGACCTCCTCGCGGAATGCGAGCGCCTTGTCCGGTTCGAGCGGGATCTTCATCCGCATGGTCTTGCGGATGGTCTCGATCTGGGCGTCGATCTCGCCCCTGAAGCCCTCGCCGTCGATCGTGAGCGGGATCTGTACCTCGATGGCGGCCAGGGCCTTGGCGACCTCGGCTCGCAGGCGCGAGATGAATTGCTGGTCCGTGGCCGACTCGACCTTGACCTTGACGGGCTTGGCCTCGGCCAGCTTGCGCGCGGCCTCGATGTCAGCGATCAACTGGTCGATGTTCGCGTCGACATTGACCGTTGGCTTGGCCGAGTCCGCCGCGGCGTTGGCTGCGGCGTCGATTTTCTCGATCATGCCGGAGGTGTCGGCGCCGACCCCGATGTCGACACTCAGGGCTGACGCCTCACGCAGCGCTGCGTCCAGCCTGGCCTTGAACTTGCCCAGGTCGGCGTCGACCCTGACCGTGAAGTCTGGGGACTTGATTGCCGCAAGCTCTGCCCTCAGGGTCTCGGCGAACTTCGAGGTGTCGGGCAGCACTCTCAGGGCGATCCGGCCGACCTCGGCGCCACCTGGGGACTTCTTAGCCACGGCGCGACTCCCTGATCTTGCGGCCGACCGTTCCGCCGGCCTTGCCTGGTGACTTCTGGCGAACCCGAGCTGCAGGATCAGCGAACGGGCTGATATCGAGGATCGACATCGTTCTCTGTTCCTTCTGCCCTGGCCGGGGGTAGGTCGGAGGCTTCTTCTTCGACCCGGCCATAGCCGTTGCTGCGAGGATATCCCAGACATCGGCCAGGATGGAGGTGTCACGAGACCAGCCGCGGAACTCCGCACCGCCGAGGCGGCTGGCCGCATAGGCACCGTCGGCCGGTAGCCCCTCGATGAGCGCAAGAAGCCAGCAGGGCGAGCTTGACGGCGTTCCTGACATCAGGTCCGCAAGCTCATCCCTGAGGTCAAGGCGGTAGTGATGCAGCAGATCCGCGGCCAAGCCCGCCCCGTGGGCGTCGATCAGCTCAGCGAGGGCGATGCTTCCCCCAGCTCGGTACTGCCGTTCCACGCGCTCAGCAACTCCATGAGGGCGCCGTCGCCGGGCAGCTCGGAGAGCAAGCGCTCGAACGCCACCTCGCGCCGCCCGCAGGCGATGAGCAGGATCTGGCGCACAGTGGCGAGCGTTTCGCTCAGCGTCTCGGCCTGTTCCGTGGCGTCCCGGTCCGCGCCATCATCGCCGCCGCGGTCCATCGTCTTCTGGAGTTCGATGATCTCCCGGCGATCACCATCGGGGAGCTGGAGGAACTGGGCGAACTCGATCGCTTCCCCCGTGGGGAAGGTGATGCGCAGCGGGGCGTACTTCTGCCTGACGACAGCGGCAAAGTCGCTGAGAGTGAAATCCATGATGCGGCCCTCCTGGGCGTTGAGACGGTCCGGCCCTCCTGGTTGGTGCGGTGGAGCCCCACCTGCCGGGATGGAGGGCCGCTAGACGCCCGGCAGGTGGGGAGTGCAGATGGAGAGCGGTCGGCTACGAACCGATGCCGAGGCCGTAGCCGATCCATGAGGCCCGCTTCTGCCCGGCGGCCTGCAAGATCGTGAAACGCAGGGGCAGCTTGGTGAAGTCGTCGCTCGCCATGGCGATCGCGTCATCCCGGCGAACCGACGTTTTGTAGGCGTAGAAGCCCCACACGGAGACGCCGTCGAAGAAGCAGAGGCAGAGCGACTTGTTGATCGTCGCTGCGACGTCGGGGAGGTCGTACGAGTAGGCGGCGCTCGACGAACCACCGCCGTAGTAGAGGTTGAGCACCGTGTTGTCGAGCTGCAACGGCTGGGCCGTCACGTAGTCGACCGCGGCTGCGGTGATGATCTCTCGGAACGACTTGGTCTGCCACGTCGCCTTCGTGGTCGAGTCGCCGCCGTCCTGGCCGAACTGGGGCAGGTCGTCGTTCGAGGTGTGGCCGAGGTCCGTGAACCCGGACGGCAGGGTGCCGGCCGACTGGAACAGGGCCAGGGCCGCGTAGGTCGGCTTCAGTGCGGTGCCAACCTCTCCGACCAGGACCGCCCCGGTGCCCGGCAGTAGCACCGCGTTGTCATTTTTTGCCACTTGGGCACCTTCACTCTCTTGTGAACCTACGGGCGGGTTGTTACCCGATAGGTGCTTGCATATCTGTGGGCACCATTCGGTACTTTGTCCTCGTCAGGGATCTCGATCGGCCCGGTAACCTCAGTCAAGAATGCGATCGACCCATGACCAGAGAATACCTTGCTGAGCCTCCATGCGGACATGAGCGCATCCCTGACTTGATACGCCACGCCACTGGCTTCGGCCCGGGTCTGTGCGAGGACCTGCACCCCGATCAGCGGTCGGTCGGCCAGGCCAGTACGGTCAACCCCACCCCCGATGCGGTAGGCGATCACGAGGGGCATCTTGGTCGCCACGTCGATGGGGAACTCGGAGGAGACGGAGACCGTCGGGATGCCGTCGCGGATGGCCGCGTGAACCAGAAGCTCGGGGTCGGACACTAGAAACTCCTGCCGGGGATCGAGCCGGTCAGGATGTGCAGAGCCGGGGTGCCCCGCCGCTTGGCCGAGGCGCGGCGGCCGAACTCGACACTCAGTGGCGCCGGCCCCTCAAGGATGACGAGGGTGTCGACGTCACCGTGGGTCAGCAGTACGTGATGCCGATCTTCCGGCGTGCGGTGCGCCTCGAGTCGGCCTGCGGCGTCGCGCTCGACGAAGGCGCCGATCGTCCCCAGGGCCGCGATGACCACCGGATTGTGGGCGACGGCAACGTCGGCCAGGTGGCCGCCATTGCCGTCGCCATACAGATTGACCTTCACTTCACCACCGCCAAGCTGAGTTGCGTTCCAATGGCGCGCGCCCGGCTTCCGCTGCGCCCGCCATTCCACGGGATCGGCTGGCCGACCACCCGGTATCGATCGCCCCCGATCGTGACCTCGTCACCAGCCCCAACCTCGGCCGACGGGGGGACGAGGGCGGAGAGGTCCACCTCGACCAGATCCTCACGGGAGGTGTCCTCACTCGTCCCCGCCGGCCAGATGAAGACTCCACGCACCTCGACGTCGAGCCAGATCGGGATCTCGGCGCCATAGGTGGTGCGCCCGGAGAATCCGGCCCGGCGGTGCAGGGTGATTGTCTCCCCGCGGCGGTAGGGGGCCGACTGGAGCGCCATCAGTCCTCCTCCTGGTCCCACGTCAGGCCGATCGGCGCCGTGCCGTCGGGCACCAGGTAGGGCTCTTCCCAGGTCCGCCCTCGGCGGTGGCCGAGGCCCCACATCCCCCGATCGGTCTGGATCGTGCCGAGTGAGGGGCGCTGCGACGGGCGCAGGGCCCGCAGCGAGCGCTCCTCGGCCTCGGTGAAGTAGGTCCCGGCGACGGCGGCCCGGTCGTAGGCGGTCGTGGTGGGACCGATCGTTTCGCTGAGGACGCTGATCGGAGTGTTCCATCGCCGCACGCTCGCCTCGACGACGGCGGCCAGGACGACATCGGGCACGCCGAGCAGTAGGTGCGTGTCGGGGTCGACGAAGCTCTGCCCGGCCAGCTCGCGGGCCTTGGCTGAGACTCGGGCGATCAGGGTGCCAGCGCGAACCAGATCCTCGTCTGCGATCCCGTCGACGATCTCGACTGCGAACTCATCGACGCTGATCAGCGGGGGGAGCATCGGCCAACCTCCTGATTGCGTCGACGAACAGTTGTGACGACTCTTTCGGGCGCGAGGCGGCCTGACTGGCCGCCCGCGCACTGGACTTAGCATAGACCGTCGGGTCCGTCATCCTGCGGATCGCGGCCGCCCACTGGGCGGTGTCCGCGGGGTCGATGAACACCCCGGCGTCGCCCAAGTTCTCGATCAGGCCGGGGGTCGGACTGGCGATGACGGGGATGCCGTGGGCAAGCGCCTCGGCGCCGACCATCCCCCATGACTCGTGAGCGCTCGGCATGAGCAGCACTCGGGTGTGTCGCCAGGCCGCGTCCCCCATCTCGGCCTGCGGCACGTGGGCCTCCACCCGGACGTTGGGCAGTGCGGCCAACTGTGCGGTGGCCGGGCCGCCGTAGCCACCCTCGATCCCCAGGAACCGGATGTCCGGCATGAGCTGGGCCAGCTTGAGGAACAGCCCGCTCCCCTTGGAGGGGGCGAGGTTGATCAGGGTGAACCGATCCCCGCGCCGATCCGGGTTGATCACTCGCACGGCCGGGGCTGGGGGGTGGACGACCAGCGTCGGCACCCCGGGCCATAGCGCGCCTGCGGCCCCGAGTTCGTCGAGCGTGGCCTGCGAGGTGGCCACCAGAAGGTCATGACGGGTCAGGCGGACCCCGTCCTCGACGTTCTCCCGCGAGTTGTGGGCGACTAGGACGACCTTGGTCCCCGGTCGATGTTGCCCCGCGAACCTGGCGTCATATGCGTAGTCTGCGTGACAGATCAGGACGTCCGGCATCTCGGCCACCAATGTGGAGGCGTGGTGGACCGGGATGCCCTCGCGGGTGAAGCCGTCCAGAGTTCCGGCCTCGGGCTGAATGATGCTAGCTCGGGCGTCGAACCCGGCCCGCAGTAGGGCGGCCAGCCAGGAGAACGTAGTCAGCTCTGAGCCGATGTGGCGCAGGGGAGGGCCGCTCACGACCGAGGCCGTGACGCTGACCCTCCCCTGTGCTGCCATCTCAGATCAGCTGCCGAACGGGGCGAGGGTGATCTTGACGGCCCGGTTGTTCTTGTTGAGGAGGGCGTTCGAGGCGTCGGTTGCATCCTCGATCGATTTGTAACCGGCGAAGACGCTCAGGATCGAGCGGTCCGTGAGGTTGGTCGAGTCGTAGTCCTTGAGCCAGCGCAGCGCGAGGCCGTTGTAGGTCATCGAATGACCCCACGGCGCGCCCTCAGGGACGGCCGGCGCCTCGAACGCCGCGGAGAAGGCGTTCGGGGTGACTGCGAACGCGACGTAGGGGTCGATCGCATTTGAGGTCAGGAACGTGAACCCGCCGGCCCGACGGACGAACGCATCAGCGATCGCGCCCTCAGCGGCCATGCCACCGACGTCGGACGTGGTGAAGCGCTTGTCGTCGAGCAGCAGACGCTCGATGGCCGAACCCATGACCCAGACTCGCCCCTCGGCGTCGTTGTCGGCGTCGTTGAGCACCTTGCGCACGTCGAGCACGCTGCCCCACGGGTTGCTGGCGTTGAACTGGACCACGTTGGCCGTGGGGTAGTTGGCCGCGGCCATGGTCGTGGCGATCTTGCCGTCGATAGCCTTGGCGATGGCCTTGACCTGGGGCAGAAGGATCTCCTGACCGAAGTCGCGGATGTCGAGGGTCAGCTCCTCATCGGTGATCGCGATGGCGTTGTACGTGTGGTCGGTCAGCGCCATCCCGATCGAGAGCTGGCTCATGGTGTCGACCGTGATCTGTCGGCCGGAGCCGGTCGCACGCAGAGCGTTGGTGCGCGCCGCGGTCTTGGCCGGGATGCGCAGGGTCACCGTGTCGTTCAGTGCGCCCTTGAAGTCGGCGCCGGCCTTGGTGCGCACGACGCGCCCAAGGACGAGGTTGCGCTCCAGCAGGCCGAGCGCCGTTGCCGCGATGACCGTGGGCTTGATGTACGTGTTGACTGCCATGGGGTAGACCTCCTCAGGTCATTCGATCCCTCGCCGCCGACCCCATGGCCGGGGCCGTTCGGTCTAACCGAACAGCCCGTGACGGGGGACCGAGGCCGCCAACTTGGCGGGGTCCAGCGCTTCCGGGTCGTCCGTCTCTCCTGCGTTCAGCCCGCCCCGAAGTGGCTGGCTGCCCAGGGGGTTGCCCCCCGCGGGTTTCTTGTCGCCCTGTTTGCCGGCCGCGCTGCCGAGTACGTCCTTGAGGAACACGTCGGCGTCGGCGGCCAACTCCTCGGCGGTGTTCCCGACGAGCCTTGAAGCCTGGGCCGGGGTCAGATTCTTGGCGTAGGCGACCTCGATCCGTGCGGCCCGAAGCTCGGCCGCGTTGGCCCGCTCGTCAAGTTGCTTCAGCATGGCGGCGTTGCGCTCGGCTTCGCTCTTCTTGGCCTCTTCGGCCTTGCGGGCCTCTTCGAGCACGGGCTCGGCCGCCTTCAGGCGGTCACGCAGACCCTTGGCCTCCTGGCGCGCCTTGTGCAGCCGGTCGCGGACCCACGCAGCGGTCGCTTCGTCCAGCCTTGACAGCGGGTCCCCGCCTGGGGGGTTGCCGTCGCCTTCGTTGCCGTCTTCGTTTTCGTCGCCCATGGCTTACCCTCCTGGGGTGATCATGTCGCCTTGCCCGCCGGGGGCTTGGCTTCCTGCATTGCTTTCAAGGCGCGCCTGAATGCATTGCGCGCCTCGGCACCAGAATACCCCCTGGTTGCCATTGCCCATAGCTTGTCATACTCGACCGCTTCTGGGGTCCATCCAACCTTGAAGCCCATTCCGTACACGGGGACGGAATAACAGGCGCAGTGGTCGTGGTAGGGGTTTCCGGGTATACCGTCCGCATAGGCCGCTACTTCTCTTGAGTGATACACCGGCCCTCTTGAGATGAGCATCGCGCAGAAGTAGCAGGGCTTGCCGTCGCTGACTCGGGCCCAGCCGCGTGACTTGCCGTCACGCTTGGTGGTCTCCGTGATCGTTTCGCGCACGGCGTCCATCACCAGGCGCACGGCCGCGCCCTCGGCGGCCTTGCCGACGGAGCGGTCAGCCTCGGCCACGAGGGAGTTGACGGTGGACTGGGGCAGCTTGTCCACGGCCGCCTGCGCCTCGCTCAGCGCCTTGTCGAACTTGGCCTGGGCCTGGCCCGGCCCCGCCCAATTGAACGTGATGGCGAGCTGCCTGGCGCTGACTGGAGGGGGGACATGGATCAGTGCATGATCAAGCGGGGCCCCCGTGGCGACCTCGTGCAGTGCGGCCACGTAGCCGGCGGCCAGGTCGGCGGACTGCCCCCTGAAGCTGGCGATGATCCTGGCCATGACGGCCACCCAAGACCGACCACTCCCCCTGGCGCCCTTGATCCGGTAGCGCCAGGCGAAGGCGACGGTCACGATCAGCCGGGCCAGTAGCAGGTTCAGCGCGCGCCGAAACGCGACGTCGAGCGCGACCATGGCCGCCGCCGCGCCCGCGGCGGCCCCGGCCCCCAGCTCGACGTCGCGCGGCACCTGCGATCGGGTCGAGCTGGGGGCCGGGCCGGACCCGGCGGGCTCAGGCACCCGAGCCCGCCGAACCGGAGGTGCCCGGGTTGATGCTCGGACTCGGCGCCGGCCCAGTGTTCGGGGCGGTCGGCCCCGGCTGGCCGGGGCCGACCTGAGAGCCGAGAGCGGAGACCAGCTTGCTCAGCTCATCGCCGCTCTCGATCAGGCGCTTGGCCAGCTCGACGTCCTCGGCCGTCCAGCCGGGGATTTTCTCGAACAGCATCTCGGCGGGAACGCCGATCGTCTTGAGCTTGGTCAGGGCGTCGGTGATCGCCGCGAAGCTCTCGGCCCCCTTGTCCGCCCAGCGGATCTGCGACCGGCTGGCCCGGCTGGGGAGTTCCTTGCCGTCGAGCACCGTGCACAGGCGCAGCAAGGCCTCGTGAGACTCCCCGAGGTTGGTCTTGCTCAAGTCTTGCTTCTGGAAAAAGCCGTCCTTGGCTGAGTTCAGAGCCTCGGCGGAGAGGTTCGCCATCTGCCCGAGCAGCATCTGCGGGGGCACCTGGGTCAGGGCGGCGAAGTCGCGCAGGTCGGAGTCGTGGGCGGAGATGAATCCATCCATCGGGCTGGCGGCCAGGGACCCGAACTTGGTGTCGGGGTCCTCGGCTACCAGGATTCGGTCGGCCGCGAGGCGGAGCTTGGCGCTCTCGGTGTTGTCCTCGGGCAGCGTCATGCCGGAGATGGTTCGCACGACCCAGGCCGCGAACCGCTGGACGACCAGTCGGTCGAAAGTGGTCTGATTGAGTCGGCGGGCGAGATCGATGATCGGCTCAACCTCACCCCAGATCCGCCCCTCGTCATCGGTTCGGTTCACGTAGCGCACCACGGGGGTGACCGGGCTGTCGAACCGCTCGACACCCAGGACCAGCCACTCATAGCGGGTCTCCCCGGCCCCTGGGGACTTGACGAGGTGCGTCTTGGCGTCGGGAGTCCACAACACGTATTGCCGCTCGCCGCGGCTGCCCCTGGTGGCACGCAGGGCGCACGCCGGCCACTCATCGCGGGTGTCGGCATAGAAGGCGGCGAACTGGCGGGGGGAGTACCCCTCGATCAGGGGAATGGGCTCGCCGGTCAGCTGGTCGATCCCCATCGACACCGAGGCGTAGGACAGTCCGTAGGTCAACGCGGTCCGGTGTAGCTGGTGCTGGCGCCGGTCCATCCCGTTGCCCTGCCAGTACCCCCAGGCATCGTCGTTCTCCCGCCTGGCGTCCGATCGGTAGCCCTTGACCTGAAGCCCTTGGGCCATCGCCTCGATCACGAGGTAAGGCCAGGGCGTGCGCGAGTTGGCCGCCAAAGCCCGATACTCGCGAGTATCCCCCCGCGCGGGGATGTTCGGCGAGGCCGGCTCCCATCGGGACCACTCATCGATCAGGTCGAGTTTTTCCCGATCCCTGGCGAAGATGGGGAGCAGTTCGTCCTCGATCAGAGAGATCATGCCGGACGCCCCGGTGACCGTGCCGTCCATAAGTTCGCTCATCAGTAGACCCTTCCGGTCCTCTGCTCCTCCGCCTTGGCGTTGAGGAACGCTCTGCGGGCCATTCTCGCACCCACCATGCAGACCGCGGCGTCGATCTTGCGCGACGATTCACGGTTCGACTTGCCGATGCCAACGCCGTACTTGCCCGGCCTGCGCCTGGCCGCCTTGACGTGGTTGAGCAGCACCTGCGACCCGTCATGCAGGAACTCGCGGTGCTCGATCTCGGAGATGGTCAGCTCCGTGGCCGCGACGAACATCTTCTGGCGCTCGGGTGAGCGCATATCCCAGATGATCGAGTGTGTCTTATCGCCCGTCTTGACGGCCCAGAACCGCGGATCGAGGCGAGATCCGTACTTGCGGTGCCAGTGGTCGAGCGTGGCCTCCCAGTATCGCTCGTCAGTGCCATCCTCGCGCACGTCGGACGGGTCGCCCCAGAAGATGATGGGGCGGTACGCCTCGAACGCCTCGTCAATCCGCAGGCTCACCTCATCTCGGTTCACCCGCCAGGCGGGGCCCTCTTTCGGCCAACCGGGCGGCTTCCCCCAGACCCCGAGCACGAAGACGAAGCCGTCGGAGATCCGGCATCCGACCAGCGCGGTGGTGTCGTCGGACTTGGACCCGTCGAAGAACAGGACGATCCGCTCGCCCGGAGCGACGATCTCGCCCCGCCGGGCGGTACGAGTGATCCACTCCGGCTTGCACCAGGCGTCGGCCGCAGCCTCGATCTGGTTGAACCAGAAGCGCCGGCTCTCCCCCGGGCTGACCCGGACATCGAGGATCGAGAGCACGATGCTCTCGATGTCGAGCCACACCGAGTCCCCGCGGACCGAGTTGATCACCTCGGGCGCCGACTCGGCCGTCAGTGGGGCGTCGGGGCTGGCCTCCACCGAGTCGTAGAACAGGCCGACGCTGGCCGCTCGGTCGGCCAGGGCATCCTCATAGGCCACCCGATCTCTTTCAGCGATTGAATCCTGGCCGTCCTCGTAGGCGTTGGTGATCCGCAACGTCCTGGTGGCCCCGCGCTTGGCCTTGGTCGAGTTGCGCCTCAGGACGGCAGACATCGCGTGGCCGTTGTTGTTGGCGAGCCAGAGGTGAGTCTCGTTGAGCAGGACGAACGTCGGGCGGTTGCCCTCCAGAGCCGAGGGCGAACTCGTCAGGGCCTGCATGACCGCGGTCGAGCCCAGCGCGTAGACCATCTCCTTCTGGATCGACATCGAGAACTCACGTTGGCTGGCCGGCTTCACCAGGCCGGGCAGCAGTTGCATGGTGTTGCGGGTCTGGCTCTGCGTCACTGCGGCCATCTGGACCCAGGGCGACGCCACCCGACAGGCGACGGGATTGCCGTCGGGGCGCCAGGTCGGCTCCCCGGACTCTGCGAACTTGACCCGGCAGTCGCCGACCAGCTCAAAGATGGCGATGCCGGCGCCCAGCGGGTCCTTGCCCCATCCCTTGAGCCGCTGGATCACGCCGTCGCGGAACAGGAACCGGCCCCGGTCGTCGACGGCGTACCACCACAAGATGATCCGCGCCTGTTCAAGCGTCCACTGCCAGTCGAGCCCGGGCTCCTCCTGAAAGTGCAGGCCGGAGAATCGAAGCATCTCCCACCCGAGCGTGCGCTCGGGCAGCACCCAACGCCCGGTCTCATCGACCGACCAGATCAGGCCGATGAGGTTCGGTTTCCACTTGGTGTCGGGCCCCGCCCACGGCAGGACGGCCGGCTCGCTCAGGGCCGAGCGATACCAACTTTCGATGTCGTCACCGCGCGTGTCTCGCGCCTGCGGGGCAACCTTTCTACGCGCCACCGGCAGCTGCACCGCGACCGGCCTTGGCCCAGCGCGCCGCGACCATCTTGCGGCCGGCGTCGGCCAGGCTGGTCGGCTGGACGGCCTCGCCCGAGCCCAGCCCCGCGTCGGCCGGAAGCTTCAGCGCGGCGGTCAGGCGTGCGACCAGGCTTCGGTGTCGCGCCACCTCGGCCAACATCGGCGCCGAGGTGGGGACGCCGTACTGCCCGTCGATGATCACCGAGCTGGCGCGCTGCGCGGTCTCCATCTTGGCGATCAAGTCCAGCTCTCGGCAGACCTGTTCGAGAATCATCCGCTCATGTGGCGCAAAGTCGAACGTCTCGATCATCTCGTACCAGAATTGCGCAGATTTAGCGGTCAATCCGTTAGGGGCCGGATCTCTGACCACCAATTCTTTTGCGTTTTCCGCTTTCGCCATAATATCCTCCTGGGATTTTTCCACTCTTCCAGAGAATGGTTAGCTGAATCGCCTTATAGAGCATATCACGTGTGAATGTCTGTGTGCTA